TGCCCTGAAAACTATTTACCGTTGACATCTACAGACCCTCCCTGTACAACTCCGCAGGCTATCGCTTTGGCTACCACAGAGTTATCTTCTCGTAACTCTGTATTCCATAGATTGATGGTGAGGAGTAGAAAATCGAACATAGTAGACATCGAAGAAGTAGCAGGTGTTTCTCTTAGAAAAGCCAGTAACGGTAGTAGAGCAAGAACAGGCGTTTTCATCAATAATTCTTCAGGTTATTCATCAGGTGCTACGGGTGCTATGACTGTAGACGGTGCTGACGCTACTGCTCATTTCTCTGTAGGCTCGGAAGTTTTCAAAGCAGACGGTAAGAATTTGGGATTAGTCACCTCCGTCACCACTACCTCTGTAACTATCGGAGGAGGTACAACTTCAGCAGTGGTAGATGATGATGAGTTATTCAATCAGCCTCAGCACTTTGGTGTAGGTACAACTAATCAAAGCACTTGTGTAAACGAATATTTCGACATTATAGAGCACAGCACTAGAGGTAACAAAACTGTACTGATTATACAACCTAGCGATAGAGAAAGGTTCAATCTACTCAGTAAGATGGTATCAGATACAGAAAGTGCTAACTTCGTGTCTATAGAGAGCCTTGTCTCCAAAGGTAGAGTCATCTCATTTTCTGACATGGAAGACGGTAGTATGATGCTCGCTCATGGTATATCCAGTGACTTGTCATCATCTAGTGTGTATGTCAAAGGTTCGGCTGCACCTGACAGTCACATTGTCAAAGAGATTATGCCGGGTGCGCCCGTAGTGACTATGACTCTTGGTGGCGTAGGACAAGGGGCTATCAATACAAAAGAATCTTATGACCCAAGCCCTCTGTCAAGGTTGGCTTGGAACACAAGGAGAGATTGCCAAACCAGTGTCAGTAGCACTACTAGCACTACAGTAGTAGTCAAACCCCTCAATAACAGAACAACCGATTTACAGTCTTGGGGTACATATTGCTTCCCAAAGGTAGGCTCGATTTACCTCGAAGTCAGAAGCAATGAAGGCGAGTCAATCAAATACGCTGAGGCAAAGTATACCAGCAAAACAGGTGACACTTTCACATTCGCATCAGGGACAGGGCATGAAGGTACAGGTAAGTTCGTACTAGCAGACGGCTCAGAGGCTGACTCATTGTCTGCTTGGATTACTGCCACTGGTATAGAGGCAGGTAGTGTACTGCACATAGATGACAAGTTCAGTGAAGAAACGATGTGTAACGATGGTACAACTGTAAATGACAGGTTGTTCCAAACACTAGACACCGTTCATCATGATTATCAATTAGGAACTCAGTACGCTAGTACGAGGGCTTTGGTCGAGATTCCTTTGTTTGAGGAGTTCTTCTTCGATGATATGGAGAGAGGTATATTCCCCGGACCTGACAATACAATGAAGATACACATTGATGCTACGCACACTGCACACTCTTGGTCGCCAAGCCCTGTCGGTAGAAGAGTAGATTCTGTATCTCCTCAAGACCCTGAAATATTCGGGCCATTCTCTTATGCTATACAGAATAAATCACATCGTAGCGGTACGAAAGTAACTCAACCTTACACTACTAGCGGTCACAAGATATATGTTGAAGATGCTAGTATATTCCCAATACCTTCAGCCCCTCCTGTTTCAGTAGCAAACCTCGGTGGTAGCGCAAGATACCGCAGGGCTTTCTTATCCAACGGTGAGTGGGTCATTTATTCTGCTAGAGATACCACTAACAATCATTTGACTGTTGTGGGTTCAGCAGGTGACGACCACATTGCTAGTGAAAATTTCTTCAGAGATTTGAAAGTAGGGGCGCATATTTCACCCGCACCGGGCTATCAAGATATGAATTACACAGGGATTGCTGACAACCCAAGTCTCATCAGTGCAGGCTATGAAAATCGCCGTTCATTTTACTTTGACCGTTCCAATGTCATGACTCAAGGTGGGAATGTAGACTACGGTTTGAAACAGTATGTCAGTGCAATAGAACTTAGAGCAGGACCGACAGTAAATCCTCACTTACCTAAAATACAATCTAAGAGACCAAGAGCAAAGGTGATTGCTGTTTCAGGTAGCCCTGCTACATCTATTACACTTGATGATGCAACACTATTTCCTAAAGTCAGCCCTGACAGTGACTACAAGTTTAGAGTTGCTTGGAGAAACGCAAGCGGTACAGTTTACAGAGGATTCTACGACAATAGAACAAATAACACCTTGACTATAGTCAGCCCTGATTCATCATTCACCCCTGCTGTAGGTGACGAAATTTATGTTGAGGATTTGTACGCTACGGCTAGTGGAACATTCCCCAAAGTCAAAGAGACATTCTTGAACAGGGCTTGGGCTCACCCTTACTGTGTAGGTGGACTAAGACAAGGTGACACTGTTTGGATGAACATGCACTACACAAACCCTCATGCAATTGAAGGGATGTTCTGTAAGAGCAGAGGTACGCTCAATGAGGCTGAAGTTTGGAAAGGTTTCAACGGAGGTGTAGGTAATTTCCATGCCAACCCAAGAGATAGTATACCTATGGAGAACTTCTTGATAGGTGACAGTTGTATAGAAACGGCTCAGAATCTAGTGCAGCATATTAACAAAACAATAGAGGTGAACTATGATACGCTCGGTCTTGACGAAACAGCACCAGTAGTTGCATATCTCGACCCTTATCAGTGTACAAATGATTTCGTCAGAATCCTACTATATGATGTAGACCATGACCGTGAGTTTATTGCTTTCCAAGACATACATATGCAAGTTCAATCTAGTCCTGCTACTGCTTCTATAGGTGCTGATTCAGGACTGAAAAGCGGAGTAGTTGACAATTCCAATGCCAAGAGTGGTTCTTTAGTTGATGTCGCTGCTGGATTCCCAAGTCAGAACAAGAAGTTGAATACCACGGAACAATCAGATTTCATAGAGTCTGCTTACTCTCACAACAGTGATTGGAATGAAAGTGCCACTGGCACTTTGTCTACTCACTATGTTGGTGGAGTTGATGACACAGAGGCTGACGGATATTCTACTAGGACAAACCATGCTGTAGCCAATGTAGCAGATGCACTCGCTAAGCACCAAGAAATAGATAGCGGCGTTAGAGAGCGTTCTACATTCTTTGATACACCTGATGGAACTAGAGTCATACCTACTTTCCTAGCAATGAAGGGTATCAGAAACTCTGCTCTGACCTTGACAGATACTAGACTCAACAACCTAGACCACTGGACTAACATGGATTTCGTCAGAAGACTGACTATTGATTTGGGAGAAGTTACACTCAAAGAAGGTGTGACTAACATAGAATCCGCTGCTCGTGAAGTTGTTAGGCTCATCAACCAAGCAGGTGCTAAGAACGGCAAAACACACGCTCGTAGACCTAAAGACCAGTTCCTAGGTCCAAGTGACAAGTTCGACCCGTCTGCTGTTCATAAGGAGGCAGACTTTGCAGTGACAGCGTCAACGCACGACCCTGCACCGTTTTGGGATGTAGAGAAGTCATTCGCAAGTCATGACCGTGGTACACACATGGGTTATGTGAGAGCGCACTTAGGAAGGGTAGTCAAAGACTCATCTAACAAAGTAGAAGGTTTCTCTATCGTTATTCACTCTACAGTGCCGGGTGCAAGTGGTAGAAACTTCTGTGCTTGGCTTGACAGTAGTAAGGCTCAGAGTCCTTACAGACCGCAGTTCCTGATTGGACACGGTGGTAGATTCAGAAACTATTGGTGTCAACCTGACGAAATGACTGGCGAGAATATGCACCCTGCACCTATGCCAATCAACAGATTCGGTAGACCATTCGCACCAATCACTACACTGAAGGAGTACTTACCTCCTGAATCAACAGACAATGATACACTCAACAATTTGAATTTTGGTCCTGATATTACTGACAGTTCTAGTAACCTACAAGACGCTAACACAGAGATAGTATCAGGTAGAACTACTAACACTCTACTCAATGAATCATTTGAGACAAAGAGCCCTTCTTCTGTATTTGTAGACGGTTTGAGAATCGGTACTAAAGCCAAAGCAAGAATCAACTTTGGAGGTATGACGCAGGCTGGTATTCCCGGCTGGTCTCCTGATTTGAGTAAATGGGGATTCACTAATGACGGTACAATCAATGTTACAAGATACGGTAATGCTAGTAACGCAAGCGAGACAATGAAGAATACGACAGAGGGTAACGCTGACGGTTACATACCAAAAACGGATATGGTCGCTCAGAATATAGGCAAAAGACCACTTTACGGTCTCAGGTTCGAAGACCACAGAGGAGACAACCATACTATTAGACTACTATACAAACAGTTCGGTCAAACATTTTCAGGAGATAACACATATCTACCGTCTACATTAGATGAAGAAGTCATCATCCATTTCGATGACAGAGATGTAGGACAAGGTGGATTTACAATCGGTAGACACATGGTAGGTACAGGAGAAGTCTGCGGTGAAAAGACTGGAGGCACTGCAAAGAAATTCAAGGGTAACTTATGGAATAATTATCCAAGCCCTATAGTGGGTGTCAAATTTGCTACAACTTTGTCTAGTGGCACGATGACTGTGACTATCGGTGCGCCTTACGATACGAGCGCACCTTCAGAATTACAATCGCATCCTGATATTCTTGGTTACCTTGGATTCCCTAAGAGTGGTATGTTCCAATTGTCCAAAGCATCTAGTGGGGCTCAGGGATTAACATTTTACTACACAAGTAGAACCCATAACGATTACAGTGGAACTCACAAGTTCTTTGGAGTAATCGGAGGGTCAAGCAGTCACTCTAATGGCGACTGGTATGCAAGTCCAAGAATTAACTTTACCAGTCTACTGACTGACGAAGTGATTGCTGCTGCTGTATCACATGCCATAAACATGGGTGAGGTAACACAAGATAATGTCGAACTAACCAGTTTTGACTGCACAGATATGTACGCACCTGACGGTAGAACGCTTGGAGAATGGGGTGTCAGTCCTACTGCCATCAGAATAAAGATTAGGTCTGATTCCAGTATACCTCTGAACAAACTGTTCGAGGCTAATGTAGCAAAGGATTGGGGATTACTTGAAGGTACTTCTACTGAGGCTGTCGATAGTGGCACTCACCTGAAAGGATTGACTGATGCCGACAAAGATGCCGGAGTAAGACTAGACATAGGTTACATACCTAAGACAGTGCTACATGTCAGTACTAAGTATAGAGGTTCTAACGCTAACACTGCTACACCTGTATTAGTTGACAGTCAAAACAACATAGTGGACACAATTGACTGGCAGAGAAACCTAAGAGGTGACGACTTTACTGGTATAGCAGGGGACCACATAATACCCAAGATAGATGCACCTTGTATAGAAGTCCATTCTTTTTCTGACCCTGACATCAGAGTTGCTACAAACGAATCTTGGGCTTTACTTGGTAGACCTGCTGGAGATGATAGCGATACTTGGGGAGAGCCTTATGTCGTTTGGCATAGTAGTAATTCTTGGGCGAGAGTCAGAAGCAAAGCAGGTGACCCTGACCCTGAGCAGGTAGTAATTATAACCAGTAAAAGTTCCAACCCTGTCGCTTTCGCTAATCCTTCAGCAGGAGACATACTTTGGAAGAGAGACTCAAACTATCGTGGTTCTTTGGAAATAGATGGTGTAAGGATTGCTGGTAGCAAAAACTCCAGTCCTTTCCTATACTTCAGAGGTGGTAGAGACAGTCCCGACCACTATGTACCGTTGTACTTTGGTGGCGGTTTCTCAGGAGTGGTTATGGACATTAACGATGGTACTCAGAATGATTACTCTGACTTCTACACTCATCCTTACGCTAACGGACCAACAGGCTCTGCTGGCTTCCAAAATGTGGGAGAAATCGCTGGCTCTTTTGCTTTGCTCGACACTAATGCTATGATGGCTATGTTCCCCGGTACACCTTATCTCGACCAACATAAGGGTCAGAACAACCCTCCTTTCTTCAATCAAGATGCTATTCTACCGTTTGACATGACAAAGGGTGCAAATACCAAGGCTACAGGTTTGACATACACAGACAGTTCTAACAGCGTACACGCTAACATACCAAGTCCAATCGTACTTAGATTCGCACACCCTCGTGCAAGATACAGTCACAGTAGTAGTAAAGAAGATGCAACAACATACATCATATTCGGACCGGGTCAGGCATTCCCTCACAACGCTACTGCTACCGAACCTCAAGGTGCTAACATAGTTACTACGGGTAACGGTTACAGCGCAGTGCCTATTTATCTTGGAGGTGACGCATCTAAAGACTCATTCTTACCTAATCAATTGGCTAACGGGGATGCAACCGAACACAGTGGTTTGAATAGGACAAGTAGCGTAGTCGCTCACTTACCGATGACTACTTTCTTCCAAAAGAACAACGCTCGTGGATTCAACTATGTTATGAACTGGCAGCCTACCAAAGGATTCCCTAATGTCAACTCTTCTTCTTCGAGAACATATTCTCAAGATTACACTAAAGCGTTCTACTTTGAAGGAACTCCGGGTGCTACTACTGGCTTACCTAAGCACTACCATCCTTTCAATGATGTATTCGCAGACTTTGCAAGTGCCTCAATAGGTAGTGGTTCTCATTCAAAGACAAGAAAATCTTCTGTAGTTTGGCACATGGATGGCGGCTATCACCCCGGAGGTCATTTCCTTGATAACCATGTGAGGAAGAATCCTAAGAATCATAGCGCAAACGCTTTCCTATCTACAGGTAGTGGTGCTAAACATAATACCAGTGCTTTCAGACCTGCTGGGCTTCTTGCAAAGGCTTACCTTTCTTTCTACAGTACAGAAGCAGACCAAAGTATGGATGACAATGTAGTGATAGTTGACGCTACAAGATGTCAGAATGCTGAGGAACTCGGTGCTGTATTGAGTGGTGCAATCAACACATTCCCCGGCAAAGACCCACTGAAAGCAATCGGTGGGACCTTTATGCCGAGTATGCAAAACTCACACAAACAGGACAGATATGGATGGGTCGAAGTACCAGTTGTGACTTACACCGCTGAGTCTTCAGGTGCAGCAATTTTGAGAGTAACAAGCACTGCTACTACATTACCTAAGTATGGGTGGATTAGAGTTAGTAACGGGTCTGAATCAGGACTCGCTTCTTATATCGACTATACTGTTTCTTCACCTACTACTGATTTTGTCCTTGCTAAAAATCCAATTACCAATAATACTAACATGGTGAATCCACAAACTAGGGCAGCAATTGTACCTGACAGTAATTTCAAGGCTTACATTTGGACTAAGGCTGGGACTCACAGATTCAACAATGCTGCATCAGGTGCTTCAAGAGACCACATAACGCAAGTACACTTTGGTGGATTCGCTGATGCAGTAGACAGAACAAAGCCCGTAGGTGCTGTAGGATGGCATGGTGAGGCTTACTCTTATCTCAATTCTTATGAATCCTCAAATCAAATAGGTGCTAACTTACACCCTGCGGGTCTAGGTGCTTGGCATCCATTCTTGGGCTTCAACCCTTATGGTGCTGCTGAAACTTGTTTGGTTGGTAACTCTCCTGTAGGTTCACAAGAGCAACCGACTGCATCATACTTTGACGAATACTGCGTCACTGGTCTTTTCTCAAGACACCTTGTAGCAATCACACACGAAAGTGAATTACCTTTGATTGCAAAAGCCGACAAAGATGGAGTCACAGGACTTGGTGATTGGCTACATGTAGGACAAACAGGTAACATCGAGCACGCTGGTACAGTTGCTTGGGACACAGGTAAAGTACACAACAAGAGTAGATACATTGGTTCTGCTACTGCCGGACCGCATGTAGAGGCTCAGGTTCATAGTGGATTCAGTTTACCTTCTGTTACTGATGATTACCCTAACACAGGTAGCGCACCTACGGATGCTCAACTCCACAGAACAATACAAAGTGGCGATATGGTTAGAGCGAATGCTTGTAAATACCCTACTGGTGATTTGTTTTGGGATGAGAGTGTTGTCAAGGCATCAGGGCTTCATCAAGACTCTGCGACTTATGCAGTAGAATGTATAGGTGTAAGCGACCATACAGACTATCTGAACATCGGTGCAGGTAGCACTGATATGCCTCATAACGGTCTGTATGACTATTATGAGGGCAGAAGTTCTGCTCGAAACTTCTTACCTGAGCACATTGTTTGGAAGCGTATGGATGGCGGTAGCACTACGATGCCTGCCGTCAACGCTCGTGGACTCGGTATGATTCCGTGGGTAAAGCGTAAAGATGGCTCTGCGTACAAAAGAGTTGGAGAAAAGATACTTGGAAATGTCAGATTCTCATTCGAAACTACCAACTCTGCTATGTTCCCTGTTATACAAGCACAGGAACTTGCACATCCTCAGTTAGCAGAACAGCACAGATTTACCGTAGGTAACGCACTTGCTTTACCTAACGAACACTTGCAGTTCCAAAACATGTCAGTCGTAGATGACACAGGACAAGAGCACACTATACACGGAGGAAGCCCGCTTGGAACTGTAATCATGGACTTCAGACATGTTAGTGACAGGGACATTGAAGGACTTGCGCCTGCACTAGCAGGTACAGGTGTCAATCCTAACATGAAGATTAGATTACCTAACCCTGATGAAATACCGGGCAACATAGTTGTCAGGTCAGGATTTGACCGAATACAAGGCTACCAAAATGAAACAATGGGTAGCGGTGGTTTGCAACACCCAGCGCAGAGTATCACACACATCCGTGAGATGTTTGATAATGAATATGCTGGACCAAGACTCTGGCCTACATGGGAGAACAACGGATGGGAACATCTCAGTCAAGACTCATCTGATGTATCTCAAACAAAGAGTCACACTAGACTTGCCTCACCTAACTCTACTAACGAGGGCTGGACAGACCATACAGGAGATGCACCTTTGCAGTCTGCTTACGAGCCACATGACAGAAGTCTGTTCTTCCATGTAACGAGAATGGGTATCACAATGACCCACAGATACGATGTAGACGAATTATCATTTACTGCCTATGACGAAACTAACAACGAGATTGATGTAGGCTCTACTCCTGAAGATGCTACTTGGGTAGACACAAGCGAACAAAGCGGTGGTAGATACTTCCTCAGAGTTTATGACCCGACTACTGACAAAGGTGTAATCGCATCCTACACAGGTAAAGGTACAAACAAATTCACAGGCGTTGTAGTATCACCTGACTTCAAGTCATTCATAACTGGTAAGACAGGACTGAAAGTCGTACCGAGTTATTACATGCCAGCGGGCTCTACGAGAATGTTCGCATCAAGGAGACTGAGAGACCACGCAGAATACAGCGGCGCAAGTCCTGACATGAAGAAGATTGATTGGCATACTCTTTACAGCAATTTGCCTGCTAGTACAGGTGCTATGGCACAGCCGTCTACTGCTTACACAAACTTAACTAAACCAAAGATGACACCTATGCCTATACCAAGAATGGGGCATCACTATGTTAACGCTACGATGGCTTTGATGCCGGGGCATTATGCTCACCCTGCTTATCAGAGAATGTACGACTTGAACACTGCTTGTCAGAGTTCTAACTATCAGCCTCACAGTAACGATTTAGTTGGTGCATTAGAGGCGACAAGGACTTCAGGAACTGAGAATGTAACTACAGATGGATTTGTCAGAGACTCACTCGTTTGGTTCTCCACACCTTCTAGTGCATTTGGTCCGAGCGACATACACGGTGGTGGATTCACACTACTAACTGAAACTAAAGTCAAGTACGAAGGATATGGTATTGCAGCGAGTGCTGGTTCAAACGCAGGTGACATCAACGCAGAGGGTGGACATACTCTTGTTCTTGAAGCAGCCAATACCTACACACTCAACAATCACTTCCCTGACCCGCTTGAAGTTGGTGCTTACCAAATTATCATTCAGCCGAATGTCTTTAAACAACAACTCAAGGGATTCCACAGAAATCACTCAGACGCAGTCAAAGCCCCAAGTGAATCAGGTTCAAAGGTCACAGAACTCACAGGGCAACAAGTAAACACAGTCATAGCCATAGAGAGGAATATGTCCACAAGAGGTGCTTATGCTTTGATTCTAGCAGAGGCTATGATGGCTGATGTCAGAGGGTGTGAAGTAATACTGAATGAAGTAATATTAGACATCGAACCTGATGCAGGAAGTCAGTTTACTAACCTAGCACCACTGGCTCTTTACAATCCTCTAGGTGTACAAGAGAGTACCAGCCCTTCGTTTACAAGAAGAAGTCTCCCTTACAGACCCGGTATGTTCGTGTCTTCGACTCCGGGCAGAACTCTGAATATTCCTTGGTGGGGTATTCTGCACAAAGACGGTGCTACATCGAGCAGTGCGGATAAATTCAAACACCTTGAGTGGCACAAGCCTGACAACTACTACCAGTTCTGTAGAGCCAATTACGGTGTTGTCGGGGCTCAGTTGACATTGGCTGGTTATCCTACCAGTTATCTCGACATTTACGAGCCACACAAACGCCTGAGAAGTCAAAACCCTAACTGCGTTGTCATCAGTAATAACGGTTCTTCTACGATTACTGTAGACAACAACGACCTATTCCCTGTGCAACCTTACTACGGTGAAAACTTAGTTTACTACAAGAACGGCATCAGATACACTGCTACATACACTAATCGTACAGGTACGCTTGCTCATGCTACTCTTGGTGAAAGTGATACCTTTGAAGGGGTTACAGGTAGCGCAGAGTTTTGGGCTAACATCAGTGCTAACACCATCCTTCATCTCACAAGTCCGTATGACAACGGAGATGCAAGTGAAATATATACTGACATATCTACAAGCGTAGCGACAAGAAATCTTGAGCAACTATCTAACGGTAGCAGAGACAGTAATTCCTTGCAACCTACAGACGCTTACTTGTGTATGTGGCATCCTAATTTAGGTAGACCTTACACTTGGTACAGTGATGACAGTAGTAGGTCTTTCTATGCTAACACTGGATTGGCTGATACTCCTGTTGACAAGAAGCCTTACAACCATGTACCTGAGCATTTCGAAACTGTACACTATCATGACTTCAACTATGTAGCGAGTAAAGGTCCATTCGGATTAGGTATGGAGTGGCTGAAGCCTCCGTTTACTAGACCAGTGACTTATTCATTACAAGGTGTCAACGACTCTATGTCTACAATAGCGAATGTAGTGGGTAGAAACTTCCTTGCAGGTGGGGGTCAGACCTCTCCACTAATAGGTAATGATTCTGCTTGGATGACAGGTATTCGTGTGTCAGGTTCTAATATGTATATCTCCAACAGAGGTAACAGTAATTCATTTGACGACTCGGATATACTACTATCTAAATTACCAATCGTCAATACTGACGGTGAACACACGCAGCAGTTAGATATAGACGGCGGAGTACTAAGTAGCAGTGACGGCTTTGACATTAGCGCAGACGGAACTAAATTACTGATTGCTAATTTCCACGGTCATGGTGTAAGAAGTGCATCTCTTGCTACAGGATTTGATTTGTCCAGTACATTTGCTCTGACTGGAAGCCAAAAGAGTTCAGGTGGTAATGGAGTAAGAGCGTGTTCTTGGAACAATGACGGTACTAAGTATTACATGGGCTACGGGACAAGTGGGAGTGCCAGCGTAATCAGACAGTTTACGGCTGGAACTGCCTATGAGACAGCAAGTGGAGACACAGAAGGGGCTGTTCTGAACTTATCTTATGCGAGTGTTAGTGACATTTTGTTCAATTCTGACGGGTCCAAGATGTGGGTGAGTCAACACACAGGCTATGTCAGAGAGTATACTCTCAGTACACCGTTTGACCCGACCAGCCAATCATTAGATTATACTCTTGATTTAACTACTTTCTTTGATGTAGAAGGAGTATCACCTTGGAGACCGAGTAGTAACACTGGAACAACACCTTGGTTGGCAGGTATCTCTTGGAATGATGACGGTAGTAAATTGTATGTCATCACTCTTTGGGGTGTAACCAAGGCTAGTGCCGTAACTGGTGCACCATTACCTGCAACTGTTACTGGTGAAGGGGGAAGCAGAACCAATACTTTCCCTGTCATTGAGTTCTCGATTACCACAACTACATCTCATGGAGGTGCAGGTGCTAATTTCACTGCTACAGAAATAGATGCAGAAGTGAACTTAGCGCACCAAGGAGGTACTATCGGCTCTAACAAATACAACTTCTCAGGCTTTTGGGGAGGCGGTAGCCACGGTGGAGGTGCTGTCAGTAGGCTAGAATCTTACGGGCACTCACTCATAGGGTGGGGTAGTGACACTTTCGGAATGGATTGTAATACCTATCAAGACTCATCAGGAGTGGCAGAACTCACTCTACCTTCTGACCGTAACAGATGTTTTGGTTACAGGATGGCTGTCAGGCAATTGTATAACAGACCAAGATGGTCTCCGTATGTTAGAGGCTGGCTTGAAGTAGCCAACAGTAATGCTATGCTAGGTTACTACCACGGACCGCTTGTCCAATGGGACTCTAAATCAAATGGCTGGGATTATGTCGGTAGCGATTCTGCTGAGTCCGACCAAGATGTTAACGCTCTATATGTAGGTATCTTAGAAAGATTGACTCAAGTTTCTAGTTTGTTAGGTCAAGACCAAATCGGCAGACAAGTAAGATACAGCGATGGTAGAAGAATGACTGCGCCATTCGGCTGTCCAGTGAGAACCTTGAGGAACGCTTCCACTACTACGAGAATGTACCCCAATGACGAAAGCGGTCAAGGTGTAGAAGATTTAGCAAGGGCTCATCGTCACTATATGGTAGACTGGTGGGGTAACACTCGTGGTGAAGATGTCAGGCGATTCCCTGTAAGAGGATTCGGATTGAGACCTTCATGGGATGCAGAAGACGCTTATGCAGATACGAATGTCACACACAGACCAGCAGCGCATGATTTGTTTGGCGGAGATGGTAATGACCGCTATAGTGGTAACACCAACAGCGACAACAACTCTGCAAGTAACATGAGTAAGGTAGACTGGTTCAACCCAGCCAGCGCACTCAGAGTAGGTGACAGAGGAGACGGTAGAGGTGTCAGGTGGCCTACAGTGTTCAACGAAAGTATGTTGATGGCTGTCAGCGAAAAGCATGACGCTACCGGACTTGTATTGAGTCACAGTACGGCAGAACCTATATTCGGACAAGGACTTGTCAGACCAAGTAACCTCGCCCTACAAGACGGAGAAGTAGAAAGAGGTATCAGCGACAGGGTTGATTTGAACTCTGATGACGGTCTACTCAAGCCTTCTGCGAATGTAGGTGAGGCTACAGAGACGGTCAACGCAGACAACAGAGGTGCTGAACCTGTATCAAGAAACGATGTCAGGATTGGGCTGGATGTAGATACATTAGCCGAATTGAATGACGGTGTCTCTCGTGAGTATGTCGTTATGTCTACAGAGGCTCACAGTCTACACACAGACAAGGAAGTAGGTCAAAGAACTAACATCCGTGGTGCTTACAATGTAGGTAGCAGAACTCTGAAAGATTTGGATATGACTGCCCTCAACTGGTCTGATAAACCAGTCACAGGTGTAGTCAAGCATTCTAACGCCCACGCTATGTGGTCTCTCGGAGGTACATACATCATGGAATGGAGTAAACACGCAGGAGTGTTAGATGTCAAAGGCTGGGGTAAGGCTGGTGCTTCTTCCTCATCCAACCCATACCAAGACGCTAACCACGACCCTGCGCTTGAGAATATCAACTATACAGATAGTGTGATACAGTTCATCTACAGACCTGCATACGGGCTGGACTACAAGCACACTCAAATGTTCAGGGCTTTCCTAAACACCAGCGGTCCACAGGCTGGTTCTAACTTCTACAGAGCGACAGCCGGTGGAAAGTACGGTCTGTTCACTAGCGATGTACCAAGTGCAAGGACTGGTACACCGAGCAGTCCACCTTACGCACCAGTGTATACAGTGGACCCTACTGCTAGTATCACTGAACCTGATAGTGATGGTCCAAAGATTCAGGGTGTAGAGGTTACTGGCTACGACAAGACTGACATCAGGTCACCAGTAGCAAGAGTAGTCATGTCTGAAAACACACTGGAACACTTCCGTTCTGACGCTAGTAGACGCTCTACGGATGACGAAGAAGGCGACTATAGCGTACAGCCTAGATTCAGCCAAACACTACACCCAAAGGGCAGTAAAGGCGATGCAACTTATAACACAGGAGACCACAGTGGGGAGTGAGGCACATGGCACTGGGCAAGAACCTTTCAACTGGTCGCTTTGATGCCGACCAAAATTCTGTAATGAAAGTAGTCCGTAAGCCGAGATTCGTAGATAATGCAGTCAGACATGGTGAATATACGAAGACCTCTGCTGGTTTCGTAGTCAATTCTCCTACTCAATCTGACTTTGTACCTACTACAGAGAAGCGTTACAAGTTGATTGAAGAAGAAGATACTATCCGTTTGCTTCACAATCCGACAGAGAATGTCAGATACGAAGGGGCTCTGTTCCTAGACGGAGACAAGGTGACTACCTCAAGCACTCTACCTGCTCTTATCGTAGGTGCAGAGGATAGCAGGCAGGCTCTCGTAGCGTCACAGATACAAGACGCTACCAAAGGTACTAGATTCAGACTTGAGAATCTCAAAGGTGGTAATCTGAGGTCGATTGGCTTCACTGACAAAACCATCCATTTTGCTCAGAAAGTTGGAGTGGGTTTGCGAACTTCTGATTTGGCTCATCGTGTTGCTAAGGCTAACACCAGTAGTATCAACGGAGTCAGAGCAAGAACACCAAGTCTGACATTCTTGGCTCAAGACTTCCTAGGAGTAGAAGCATACAGTGCGCTCAGGTATCTATCTAAGCACGATGGCTACAGTCCTAAGTCAGACCGCTTTGGGAATGTATGCTACTTCCCTCAGAATCATATCGAGCGAGAGTATTTCGTTGGTGAGAACAGAGTACTAGGCGGCTCGTTAGAAGAAGCCAGCGAGAACACACCTAACCGTGTCGTAGTTAGAGGAAAACCGATAGCAAACAATCAGCAGAATGTAGTCCAAGTAAATGACTTTGGTAGACAACAAGATGGTATAAACGAAGTACCGGGAGGCATCCATGCCCCTACTGCTGTCACAAAAGCCAGTGCTAGAGTCATAGGTCAGCGTATGCTGAAGATGGCTAAGAACGCCACAGGTAGTCGTAGACTGGTCGATGTAATATCGGCTAGTCACATGCACCCCGGTGACATGGTATCGCATCAGACAAGGACTGACAATGACAGATACATTGTATTGGGTAGTAGTATAGATTTGAATGAGAAGCGAGCAGAACTACATGTCAACTCTGTAGATGTCACATTAGAAGATGTACTGCAACGCTTCCAAGAGATAGATGTAGCGGGTAGTATAGATGCTAACGAAGAAAGAAACAGACAGTTTGCTGTAGAAGAATTTACTACCTCTTTTGGTTTCAAGGTCAAGGTTAGTTGGCAACTGGCTGAAAGGGTAGACATGAACAGAGGTGTCGGTATGACAATCGGTCTGACACGCAGAAACTCAATCAACGGCTCACGCAGACTAGAGAGTACAGGCGTATTCATCAATAATAGCGGAGGATATGCTGTTGGAACTACATCATTCACCGTAGATGGGACATCTGCCTCGTCTGCGTTTGGTACTGATAACCAAGCAGTGTACACTGCTAATGGTAACAAACTAGGTCACATTCACCTTGCTTCAATTGGCTCTACTACTGTAGTAGTCAAATCAGCAAGCGTACACAAAGTAGCAGATAACGAAGAGTTATTCTTGTTATCTGACGCAGCAGAAGCACTGAACTCACACTTGAAGATAGGCTCTGTGCACAGTTATTACCTAAAGAACAGGAGAGGATGATATACCGCTATTAAATGAAGGAACTAGATTTATGATTGACACGCTGAAGAGTCGTATTAACGAAGTCGTGTTTGGCTTCGATGGTACGATTGCGACTCAAGAAGATGGTGGCATAGGTAGCCCTGCTGTTGTAGTCACCCCTACTGTGAGAGTAATAGATGACAATACTCTGATAGTAGAAGCGAAACTAGCATTAGATACTTCCTTCACACGACCACTGAAGGAGGTAGTGATTAGGTACAAGAATCCCAGCGATTCTACTGATACTACTGACTTTATGAGATACACATATAACGCTGTGCAAAAGACCAGCAACAACGAACTACAATTCTCAGCGATAATTGAGGTGACAGCATGACTAATCCAAAGGCAGGGCACATGAGTGCGAGTGGTATGAGTACTGACGCACAGGGACTAAGAGATGGCGATGGGCTGACTAGCCCTAGCCTGACTAACATCTACGAAGGACTACACGGCAACGGTATCATGAGACTTGGTGACGGTGCTAGAGGTGACACACTAAGGAACAGTATCATATCTAACACGCCCGGATTCATTGAGATAGGCTCAAGTCAGGGCGAAGTCAAGGTCTACGGAGGACACTGTGTACTCGATGGTACGCTCTATGAGTTCGCAGGCGGTCAAGGTGCAAGTGAGACATTCGTAGTCGGAACTACAGGTGCTGGTGCTAACCACAGTGGAGACTTACCAAGTGTTCCAAGTGCTAACAGCGATGTATTCGTTGTAGTCTATCTAGTCGGTAGAAACACACCTGAAGCCCATCTGATGTATGAGATGGGTACACCTGCTTCACCTAGCAGCGGTACGCCTCTTATTCCTAACCGCTTCCTTTCTAGTCCAAGTATCAGCGGTAATACTGACGCTAATCATCATCACACCATACTGGGTGTATTGAGATACACAATGACAGGTGGTGCAGGTAGCGTTACTGCGTCTTTGAACACTGACCCTACTATCCACGACAGGAGGACATACATCAGGTCTACGCCTATGTACATGACTCCTCTGACAAAAGGTGCGATTGGGAATGTAGATACAGCCAACGCAGTGACTGACCTAGATGCTTTCTTTGCAAGCCCTGAAGATGGTGACTTCAGCGGTAGTACATTCGGTGCAATATGGCAGACTCACTACGAAGATAAGACTGGTAACAAACACGCTAACATCTACGCATCAGTCCCTAGGAGTCTCAACAGTACGCCTGTGACTAATACCTATGTCCTCGGACCGAATCGCCTAGAGGTAATTACTACAACAGCCGATGTGACATTCACATTCGACCAAGGTAATGTTTGGATTGTAACTACAGACAACAACCGTACTATCAACCCTACAGGTACATTCGGTGCTGGGCATGTAGTAGAAATCTATCACAAAGCCGGTAGTCACACTCTGCACTTTGATTCTACCAGTGGTGGGCACAGTACGGGCACTAAAATCAATGTAGATGTAGCAATCAACAAATATGCCAAATTCATCTACGATGGGGCAAACTGGCATAAGTTAGAACTGCATACCGTAAGTTGATGGGGAGACTTGTTGACGAACTGAAGCAGAAGTGCGAAAACTGCAATCGCATCGCTTTGCCTCTAAGTATCGCTGGTAACTACATCAGCGGCGAAAAGGCTGTACTGCATCAATGTCCGTTCTGCAAATATATCCGCTTTCATGGACAACTTGGGTTCAAAGGTGAACGCAAGCGTAAAGCCAGCCCTGTAGCAAAATCTGCTAAGGGTAGATTCAGTAGGTATCTAATGCGTAAGGCTACTAAATATTAATCGAATACTGTCATCTTGCAATCTTTGCAAGTGAAACCGTTAGGTTTGAATTGCTTCTTCTCACCTTCACGCATGTAGAACCTCTTGAGCAGGCTACCGCATTTAGGGCAGTTCAGGTATACTCTACCTTTCTTTCCCATCTATTCCCCTCTCTTTCCGATGATGTCGTCAATTCTTAGAATACTGATTGTGACTTCACTAGCAGATTGAATCGCCTGCTTAACTAATTCAAGAGGTTCGTAAACATCTTGCTCAAGCATAGAGCAACCGCCACCGTTTTCAATATCAGGACCACTGTCAGTGTTACCTGCTTTGTGTTCATTCCTTAGTGTCAAGATGGTGTCTAGTGGGTCATGCCCTGCGTTCTCTGCAATAGTAGCAGGGATTGCCTCTAAAGCATCAGCAAATGCATCAATAGCCATTTGTTCACGACCACCTGCTTCTGCTGCCCTTGACCTTAGATGTAGGGCTGAATTGAGATAAGATGAGCCTCCGCCTGCTACGACTTTACCTGAGTTGTAAGCAAGGCAGACTACACCAAGAGCATCTTCGAATCCACGCTCTGTCTCGTCAAGTGTTTGCTTAGTAGCACCTCTTAGAATTAGAGTGGTTACTTCTCCTTTGCCCTTGACTACGACATACTTCATGTCACCTATTTGCTTACACTCAGCGTCACAGTCTACTGCTTCTATCAAGTCATCAGTGCTGTGAGATACTGTTGCACCTAGTAGTTTTGATAGGGCTGTCATGTCACTCTCAGGTATTCTATGAACAAGAGAAATGCCTGACTTAGCCAGCGTTGCTGCGACTACTTCGTGTACAGTATCTCGACAAAATACTACTCCACCGTCAGGTAATAGATTGACTATTGCTTCTGCTTTGTCAATCCATTGTTCTCTACTTGACTGGCGTTTATATTGCTGGTATTCACTAGCCGATGATAGACTGAGTTGTATGTTTTCATTGTCCTTGATGTCACTCAGTCCTGTGTTGATTAGTAAAGCCCTACCAGTAGGAACAAGTGGCATAGCAGGTAGCATGAACTCCTTGTGCAAAACTACACCTGAGAAGCAGGATGAGTCATCCAAACTACCACCCGGCTGGCACAGAACTCTGATTCTCTCAAACTCTCCACCAGCAGTCTTTACAGCGTCAACACAAAGTTGACTGACATGCTCTACACTAGATTCAAGTGCTTTACCTGTGATTGATGTCCTTGCTACATTGACAAGGTGATTCTCCGATGACTTCGTTAACTCAGCCTCTATGTGTTCTGTAGCCCACCTAGATGCCTTTCTGTAACCTCTACAGATGATGTTAGCGTGTAGACCTTTGTTGAATAGTAGTTCACTGTTACCAAGTAGTTCACCTGCGAGCACTACAGTACTGGTTGTACCATCGTAGCACATGTTCTCTTGTGTGTTAGCAGCCTCTACTACCATTTTGGCAGCGGGGTGGCTGATGTCTAGTTCTTGTAGGATGGTTGCACCGTCATTGGTAACGATGACATTGCCGCCACCGTCTACCATCATCTTGTCCATTCCCATCGGACCAAGTGTAGTCTTGACCGTGTTTACTGCTCTCCTTGCTGCCCTTATGTTGTGGACTACTGCTGTTGTATTACTCTCATTTTCGTTCATGTTAATCTCTCCCCTACCAATCTACTTCGAACTCTTTGATGTCACCAGTATGCCTGCACCTTGCTTTCACAAAGCCTTCATTCATACCGTGTTCCCACAGTTCGTAAACCAGTTGAGCATCTTTGAGGCAGTACTCTGCCACTTTGTCATAATTACCTTTGCGCCACTCTATAGGTGCGTCATGGCTGTTCATCAGTTTGCCTTTAGCAAGTGTGTGATAACAGGCATCGGATAACGGTACAGCATGACCTACTATACTTCTAAGCAAAGCAGATGTGTCAAACACCTGTTCTTCTGACTTAGCCATAATGTCACCTGCTGTCCAGCAATCTAGTGCGTCTCTAATGATAGGTAGGTCGAAGTTCTTGAGATTGTGTCCAAGAACCATCCCTCCCTCTGATACATGCTTAGCCAAGTCTTCACCTATCACTTTTGGATGTAGTGGCTTGACTTCTGTGTTTTCAGGAAGATATTTCGAAACACCTTCGTTAGCGTATACAATACCTTTGTCTCCATCCCATGTGGCTACAACGGTAGGTTCGAACATGTGACTTTGCCCCCATCCCCCGATTTCGTGGGAGAAATTCCCAGTTTCAATGTCGAGGGCGAGCATTTTTTTCATTTCACTATCTCCTGCATTTGGTGGGCGCATCCCTCGCATAGGCAGACCATCTTACTTAGATATGTCCCCACTACACGACCTCCGATGTCCTTGCCTATTTCGGACTTACATATTAGACATTCGGTATACCAAAAAGCAGTTTTCAAGACTTACCACCCTTTCTGAACTCATCTTTTAGGCGTACATAGACACGAACACCCTCTCTTGTGTTGCTGAACATTTCAGTTCCGTAAGTGTTGAACTTTTCGTTAACAGTAGCCGGACTGCTGTAGTTAGCCAATCTTCCAAAGGCTTTCATCATGTCTTTCTTGCTCACCCATCCGAATCCTCTGTGGTCGTCAAAGTCGAACAACTCAGATTGCTTGTAGGCTTCTTTCCAGTGCCCTTGCATCTTGTTCTTCTCAGAAGCACCTGCACCAATGTTGACCTCGGATTCGAGCCACTGGATGAGGTTTCTGTACAAGTCAAAGAGTATTTCTTTAGCCATATCTACATGGTCGCCTGTGACTTCCCATGTATCTTCTATCATAGCGAAGTGGTGAGCGAGGATGTTAGTGTAGTTCTGTAGCCCCATAATGAAAGAAGAACAGATACCTTGCTTATCAGGACTCATGACTTCTACAACACTGTAGTACTCATCTATAGCCGACATCAAAGCAGGTATGTATGATTCATCAATAGTGAACATGACCTTCTGATTACAGCACAGGTCCATGACTACTTGCTCTTGGTCGTCACCATCCATAGTGTCCCATTCGATAGGTGCGTAGCCAGCCAGTTCCATGACTCTACGCTTCAGTCTTTTCTGCACATCCAAGAAGAAGCCTACTACATCATCAAAGGGTACTTCGAATGATTTCTTACTGTACACATCTTCCGCAAGAGCGTGGTTGATTTCACGCTTCATGTCAAGTGTCCAGTGCCTCCAGTATGTCAGAACACGCTGGAAGATACCTTTGTCCAGTACATGCTCTTTGATACCCTTTGGTGGGTATGTTGTAATCCACAGAGATACCTCTGACTTGATTGTAAACGACTCTCTTGCCATGTTCTTGGTAATCAGGTTTCTACCTGTACCAGCAGAGTTCAAGGCAGATTGTAAGAAGAGAGTAGTGCTTTCGTTGTATTGTCCTGTCTTCAGAACTACGCTACCTTCGTCAAAGTTCAGACCCTTTCTACCTGCTAGAATACCTTCTCTAACCATCATGTCAGGATTTCTTGGGTCTTCTGAATCAGGGTCAGGTACAAGTGTACCTAGTAGTGCTGCATCGTTACCACTGTTGTAATCCATAGAGTTGAGATTAGCACCCTTGAGTACCTTCTCAATCATTTGATAGGCAGCGGATTTACCTGTCCTAGTATCTTGAATCCAAAAGATACTCACTCTTGGGTCAAGATTGCTACCACCTACTGGTATTCTTACATAGGGTATCGAAGCCTGACCTAGGATATAGAAGAAAGAAATCAATCCGGGTATTTCGTTGTTCTTACTTACTTCTTTGAAGTGTTCAAGATACCCGTTCAAAATGTCGTACTTCTTTACACACTCATAATCACTTGCCTTGTGTTCCATTGTTATCTCCCCTTTTGTATGTCTTTTGGACTGCGACTGGTTCTTCTGATGTTAATACATCAAGGATTCTTTGGCGCAACTTTGGACCCAAACCCCTCACTGATTTAAGCGATTCGGGATAGAGCATTTCTTCTATCGAACCGCATTGTTTCAGCAGTTTCTCTACCATTTCAGGACCGATTCCGGGTATGGTGACGAGCATATCAGCCCTCACATCATTGGTACTTGTCCTTGTTACTGCTCTTGCACCATGCCTACTTGCTGGCTTGTGCATCTTACTATGTAATTTTGCTATGAATATACCTGCTTCAGCGTAGTCCTTCGCTCTATAGATGTGACAATCAAAGTCTGCTGTCAATCTAGCAAAGATACCTAACATCAGGTCAAGCGTTTTAGCGTAACTGGTCGGTCTGCCTTGGTTTCTACACATTGCGACATACTTCGCTATGTCACCATGCACTACAAGCACTACACGCTCACAGTTAGCATCAAGGTTTTCTATCTGACGCTGTAAATGTCCTTTGAATGTGGATTGGATGAGGTCAGAGATACTTTTACACTCTATGTTAGCATTCCCTGCTTTGTAATCACCCATACCCTGTAAGTGTACTTTCTTTACAGGGTAGCCTTCTCTCTCGACTGCTCTGACTATGGCATCATGTAATGGACCACGCTCGTTAGAGTCAATCAGTAGAGGTTGTGTCTTCTTCATCCTATCAGTTCCTTGAGTACTTTGTATATTGGATATGTAACTACTAATATTGTTCCTTTCAATACCGCTAACGGTAATTCTATGAATGCAAATCGTAGATACTCAGCCCAAGTCATATCAATCATCTTTCCCATGCCAAGCACAATAATCGCTATCTTCCAAAGACCACTTGCTACAAGGCTTACCTTGAGCGTTTTGACCTTTACAGGCTTTCGCTATCAGAGTACTATCATCATGTCCATACGGACCTTTGGTATAGCACTTTTGACAAATCTTAGTCGTTCTTCTGTATATCCTAGCCTCACATATTCTACATTTTCGCATGTTCATTCCTCCTCATCTATAGCACCAGTTTTGTCCCAGTATCTGCATTT